ATCACATTCCACTTCGCATTTTTAAATAAACAAGTAACCGTTTCTCCTTCAGCATTCAAAGTAATAGTTGTTCCACCTCTTAAATTAGTTGGTGTGATTACTACATTGTTTGTGCCTGAAGTTGATACATTGATAAATGTTTTAATTTGTCCTTCTGCACCATCAGCAAGTGATAAATTACCTACAGCAGCAGTCGCATTTACTTCCGTGACTGCGTGTGTGATATTTGCTACCTGTGATGAAGCGTCAGCAGTAATTGCCTCTGAAGCCTGTGCCAAACCTAAAAATGTAGGTATGTTATTGAACACATTTGCTGCTGAAATTTTCTTGTTAATTGGTGTGCCAGATGGATCATCTACCACGTGGAACAAATCTACGTCTGCGATTGCTGTTCCTAGATCGGTCAAAGCCGTTATCTTTTTGTCTGCCATTTTCTTCTCCTGTTAACCCTTTCGGGAATGCTACTCTAGGTATTTGCCTAGATCAATTTGTTCATATAGTATATATAAGGGCACATTAAGCGCCCTTACATAGTATTCGTTATTAACTTGATACAGTTTTAGCAACTGCAACACCACTAGCATAAGTTAGTGCCGCTGCTGTTGAACCATCAGCTGTGTCTTTGATTGTTCCACCATTTAATGCTAAAGTTGAAACAGTCATAACGTCTGTATTACCAGCACCAGCAGATGTTTTTCTAAATCTTAACTGGTTAGCTGTTGATAATGATGACACATAGCTCAATGTTAAATTACCATATCCACCACCTGATTGGTTACCGTTAGTTACCGTCAATTGTGGTGTTCCTGTTACCGTGACAGCCTCGTCAAAAGTGACTTCTACGTCAATTTGGAAGTTGGCGTCATTTGCTGTAAAGTCTGTATTTGCTGTAGTACCAACTACGAATCTTGTTCTCGTAATTGTTGGTGCTCTTAAACCTGTTGTAGATGAAGAACCTGCAAGACCGCCGATTGCAACTAGGACTTCTGGTGCTGCATTTGCATTACCATTTCCTGAAGCTTTCGTACCAGCCTTTTGTACCCAACCAGAGTTTGTTGCGTATATATCTGCTCTGTTGTTAGGTGCGTTCTCATCCACAGGAGCAAACTTAGGCTTATTGTCTGCACTTGCGTGTGCTTTTCCCCATAAAGGCATAATTTTCTCTCCTTATTAATAAGTTATTAAAAAACTTTATTTGTTGTTATATAACAATACTATTTATAAGATTAGAACCCTAGTCTTTTAAGTTCTGCGATTGTTTTAGATGTGTTTGTGTGATGTATTCCTTGACCACCTGCATTGATAAACTCTCGTATATTCTTCTCATAATCGTCAATAAGTATTGATGGTTTGCCTTTTCTAGCAAACAATTTTTTCTCTTTTCGTCTAACTAGATTAATTTTTGATCTGTTAGATATACCTGCATTTTTACTTAACCATTTAGACTTACCAGGTATACAGTTAGAGTCATAAGACTCTTCTACGTATGCTGATAATATATGAGGATCAAATTTTGATATGTAAGACCATAGTTGTCTGCCACCAGGCATCCAAGGTAGTGTGTGCCAGAAATCTTTTTTTGCTTTAATGAGCGACCACTTTTCTCTGGACGAGGGTATATTCATCCATTTATTAATAGACATTCCTGTTGTTCTTTGAGCAGCTGTTTTAAAGTCTGCAAGAACACCATCCATGTCACAATATATAATCGCCATGTAATGTCCTTAAATAGGTCTTGCGAATGGTTCTAATTCTATAACACCAGCAGATTTACCTGTTGCTGTTTTTCCTTTATCACCTAACTTAACTAGTTTTGATTCAGCAGTAGCAGGTTTAGTTTCACTTCTTAATTCTTTATAAGTTTTTTGACAAGCTTCTTTTTTAACATCTTTAGATATTGCGACTCTTTTTTTATGTAAATACTTATCAGTTGAATCTGTATCTCCATCGTTGTCAATGTCTTTGTCTTTTCTATCGTCAAACTTTTTCTTAACTGCAACAGGATTAACTGTATCTAACGCTTCACGTACCACGTCTTCTATTCCTTCACTTACAACTTTAGAAGCTGCGTCTGCAATTGAACCTGGTTTAGTTTCAAAGTATGTTTTTTCTGCTGATAGTTTAACGTTTGGTTTGTATTCTGCACTTATTGAAGGCTGTTTAGAAGCAATATCACTTATCTTATCCTCTACACTTCCTTCTTTACTATCAAAATATTTCTTGTTCATTTTTTCCCCTTAATTAGCCTTGCAATCAGATATTCATATATTTTTTTTGCAGGATGTTCTTTTGTTTCTGTTCTTGCTTGTTTCTGTTTTAATTGATCCATTTTCATTTGGATATTTTCCAGATCATTCTTTGTGATCTCAATAGGTGTTTTGTCTTTAGGATCACCTACATCTAATCTTTTAATTTAGTTTGTAAAACCATCTGTCTAGTTCTCATTGTAGCCATCTTTTCACTATCGGTCATCTTTTCTTCTTTCATTGAACCAGCGTGTTTCATATCACCAACTTTTCTTTTACCTGCAACACTTCTTGCCATATTAGATACAAAGTTTATACCTGCTTGTGCAAGTTGCATTAATGTATCTGTTGAATATTTGTCTAAAAAGTTATTTAATGTTTTTGTTTTTTCAGGCGTCATAGTTTTTATTTGTGCCCAAGTATCTTTTAACTTTTTAATCTGTGCAGGATTCATTGCTTCTGTTATCATTGACTCTGCTATCTGTTTGATAGACTCATCAATATCTTCGGTAGTCATAATTGCCTTACCGCCTTTTGCAATAACAGATTTAACAAACTTGTCAGCGTCTTCTTTATCGTCATAATAAGCATTAGCAATTTTACCACCTTTTGAGTATGAAAATTTAACTGAATATCTTTCACTTAAATTACTTTCTTTAAACTTGCCTCTTAAAATATCTTTTGTAATTTCTATTTCTTTAACACCATCTCTTTTCAATTGTGCCATTTTATCTCTTGCTTTATCAGCAGTTTTGTATGGTATTGCAAATCTTTTTTTGTTTAAAGGCTCTCTATATCTAACGGTATGCGATAACGCAAACTCCATTAAATCTTCTTGTTGCCATGTTGCTCTATATTTACTCATTTTTATTTACCTTTAGTCTGCTTCCACTCGTAGCAGTTCCAATATCTTTCTTTTGTTTTAGGTCCTGGATTATCACAATCCTGTCTTGCACCAAATTCAAAATCTTCGTCCATTGTACCTGGACCAAATGGTATTTTCTTTACCATATCACCGTCTTTTACATATACCTCATATTTGTTATTTTCTTTTTTAATTGGGTCATTTAATTTTACTTTTTGACCTTGGTATTCTGCCTCGGTAATTGTTGATGGTAAGATACCCCACTCATTTACTTCTTCAGCAAACTCTTTAAATGATACTTTAAAGCCTTCAGAAGCACCTAATGATTTTCTCATATCTGCTTTAGACTTATTGTATTTTCTTTGGAATTCTTCTGGATCTAATCCGCCTTTTTCCTTAGTCATAAGGTCTATAGCGATGTCTTTCATTCTACCTTCTTGCATATTACTATTGGTATCTATTACTTTTGAAAACATCTTTTCGTATGTTTCCTCTATTTTAGATTCCCATTCCTCTCCGTATCTTTCCTTATATTTATGTATAGTTTCTTCTTTAGTTGCCCATTCCTCAATGTCTTTGAGTTCTACCTTCTTGCTCATATCTACTTCTTTCTTTGCGTTTATGTTTATGAGGTTACTACTAGGTTTACTAGGGATGTAAGATGTGCCTTGAAATTTAGGACTATAAAACTTCTCACCAGGAGTTATACTTGAAGTGTATTTTGCATAGTCATGGCCTATATCATAGGCCTCTGGTATACCACTATCCTGAAATTCAGTTCCTCTATGTTGAGGTTCTGTTTCATTTTTTGGTTTTGTTTTAAGTTCGCCATAAATCTCTTTAAATCTTTTAGTATTTTTACTTGCTTTACTTTGTATTTTGAAACCAGCAAGTTCATTTGAATCTTTTAATCCTTTGTCTTTAGATTGTTCTTTTTGTTCTTTCAATACTTTGGCTCTTTCTTCTAGTATTACTGGATAGACAGGTGTTTCCATAATATTGTATAACCAACATTTGTGTAATTTCATATCTTCATCTTCCAGGGTAAC